ATCATCACCAACTTCAGCTATAGAAGTTATGTTAGATGTAGAAACTATTACTCCATTAATAAATACTTGAAAATCTTCAACAGTAGGTGTTGGGAAATTAGCAGGAGGTACTGCTATAGAAACATTTGCAAAGGTAATACTATTTTCGCTATCATTTATAGTATTAGAATGACTTGTAGTACTGATAACTCTACTTATAGCTAAATAAGTACGTTCAGATTGAGTCATTCCGCTTTGATTTATAGTAGTATCACCAGCTTTTCCTGCAAATGAGTCGAAAAATCTACCTCCTGAAGCTGCTCTAGCAGGTGATTTAGATGAAATATTAAGTACTTCTTCAGATCCTGCTACTTCTAAACCAAATTTTACTGATGATTTAGAATAAAATTTATTCATATTAGCTATAGAGGTATTAATACTATCTGGAACTATGTGTCCCATCATTTTTATTTCAAATGAAGTCTTAACAGTACGATCTTGCCCTTGAGCCATTTCAGTTGAAGTAGTATAATTATCTATCATAGCTCTAAAATTGAATCTTTCCGGGTCTCCCCAATAAGAATCAGAAGCAAAGTTAATAGACTCTACTATTTTATTCATTTGTTCTACATATTCGGTAAAAACTACACAAGAATAAGTAATATTTACATAATCAGGTATTATAACTCCGTATAATTCTTGAACTGGTTCCCTATTAGTTAATGTAGAAAATTTATCATATACATTTTTTTTAGAATATTTTTTTTGAAATATAGAAAAGTTGTTTGGATTGTTAGCATCAAGTTTATTACCAAGATTTCTGTTTTTTTCTATAGAATCTCTTTTAAACATTATTAAAGGTGTCTGTATTTTACCGTTTTTATCACGATAAAAGCCATCTTTTTGTACAGATTTCCATCTTTCAGGGGATCCATATAAAATAGGTACGTTTACCCTCTTACCATTACGTATTACTGAAGGTTTTATAACGTTATTAAAGTAATAAACTATAGTTTCGTCTATATCCCTTAATCCAACATGAAATTGTTTAACATCATCGTTCTTTACTGACCTATCATACCCTCTATTCTTCTTTAATACATCAGGAGTAGGTTGCTTTTGAGCATTTCTATAAGTATTGATAGAATTCTGAGATAATTCAGATTGTCTTTTAGGTAATATTCTAGTTCTCCTTGCCATAATTATCTAACTCTATTTATTCCGACTTTTTCAGCTCTAGTTAAGTGACAGTCCACTATTATAGACTCTGAAGATCCAAATTTACTACCGTAATTAGTTAAGTTATAACTACTATCTCTACCTAAAAATAATTGGTTCTCTCTTACTGTATCTACTTCGTAATAATCTTCATGCCAAAACACTATATCACCTACTTCAGGGACTACGTTAGCTTCAACTAAATCTTTTCTGATAAAAGCAAAAGATGCTTCTCTATTTAAGTCAGGACCAAATTCATCTACATCTATTACTTGGTCTCCTCTAGTAATTAAGCAGTTAAGTTTAACAGGATCTAAGAAAACTTTATCAGTAGCTTCTCCGTATATATTCGATTGAGTATCTATTAAAGAAAGTTTGTAGTAGCCTATTTCTTGTTCTACTATATCTTTTAAAAGTTCTCTACCAATTCTGGTAAGAACGTTGAAATCTTTTTGACTACCAAATAACATATGTTACTTTTTCTTTTCAATTGTTTTTTCTGCAACTTCTATTTTTTTAACTTCAGGTATCCTTTGAACTGAAGTTTGTTTAAATGAAGCAAAAGCTTCGCTAGCTGGTTTAGTAGTTAAAATTTTAACTTTCATTACAGCTGTATTATTATTAGAATCGTGAGATACTTGACCTACAGTTAAAACTCCAGGAATAGCTCTTAACATTTCTCCTACATCTTGAACAGTTATATCTTCAGAATGACCTACTCTAACCATTGCTTGGTATATAGAAAATTGAATCTCCGATATTAAATCTAATATTTTCATTATCCTATGTATATATGCATTGGTACCCCTGCCATAGCATCGTTTATAAATTTTGTTTGAGTTGCTGCCAGTTCCAATTGGTTAGTCATAGAAGCAGTTTGCATAGTTGCTTTTAAATCTTCGACTAAAAATACTTTTTCATCTCTAGCATCAGCTAATAAATCAGCTGCATTCATAGTTACTTCTGAACCAGGAACTGGTACTGTTTGATACTTACCTCTTACGTAAGCTAACATTTCTTTAGCAGTCGCAGCAGCATATTTAAATATCCATTGTCTACCTATAGCATTAATTTCAGAATATACTAAATTTTGAGCATTTACGTTTGAAATATTAGTAGATATACCTGTCGTTGACGTTCCTCCTCCAGTACCGGATATTGATCCTCCAGTTTCAGCTTCAGCATCTATATCTACTCCGTCTCTGGTATCGTAAGTTTTGTCTGCTACTCTATAGTACTGAACTTTTAGTTTACCTTCATTTTTAGGTACAGGGAATATTCTAAGTTTATTATTATTTATTTCAAATGAATATGATGATCTTCTTATTTGATCGTTAAATTCTATAGCTTGAACTTTTAATAAATCGTATGATGCAGGCATTAAAAGGAAATTTACTCCAGGACTGAAAGAACCAAAATCAAATGCATCTAATAAAGATTGTATACCCGTACCTGTTCCTGCATAAGGATCGAAATATCTTAATATAGATGGTGGCGCTTCATAAAATATTTTTCTAACTTCTATATCTCCGTCATCAATTAAAGCTTCTAGATCATACTCTTGTTGATTTATTTTTAAATCTATTAAAGCACTTTTCATATCTACATCACCTCCTACTCCTGCTTCCATTCCATACTGCTTACTAGTCTCTATAACACTTTTTAAACTAGGTTTGAATAAAGTTTTATTTACTGCAGTACCTGATGCAGAACCTCCTATTTGACTTGAAATAGTTTCTGCTGCGATAGCTTCAATTACTTCTTTACCATAAGCAGTAACTGCCTCTTCGAAAGCTGTATAAAAGTTTCTTTCATTAAGTTCGACGTCGAGGACCGGAAATCCTAATTTTTCAGCTATATACCTAGCTACTTTAGGAGCATCTTCTTGAAAAGCTAAATCATCATCGTAAAAGCCAAAAGGTGTTGATTCTCCTGCTACAAAATTAGTAGTACCGTCCCATATTGGAATATCAGCCATAATTTTTTATTTTAAGTTAACGCTATAAAATAACCTACAGTAGCATCAGGATCTATTGGAGATGCTTTTATAGATCTTAAATCACCATACAAAAAGCCTTGATTAAAAGTCTCACTTACAAATTCTGAACTAAAAATAAAGCTACCGCTACCTGTTACTAAAAAATTAAGCTCTCCGGTAGAACCACTAACTTGTAAGTTTATAGAACTACTAGCAAAATTAGTAACTCTGGCATACTTTATGCTACTTGAAACAAACTGACCAGCTCCTGGTAAATTATCTACGTTAAT